ACAGAGTCTATAATGTATATATTATGATAACTCTACAAGAATTACAAGAAATGTGGCAAGAAGACTGTAAGGTTGATGAACTTAACCTTGGCCAAGAGTCTACTAAAATTCCAGAGCTACATTCTAAATATCTTAATCACTTAACAACTCTCAGACTACAATGTAGAAAGGCACAGAGTGAATTAATGAAACTTCGTAGATTAAAATGGAAGTATTACAGAGGAGAGTTGGACCAAAAAGAACTTAACAACTTAGGTTGGGATCAATATTTAGGTAATGCACCACTTAACAACCAAATGAACGATTTTTTAGACACAGATCAAGAAATAATAAAACTTACAGACAAGTTAGAGTATGTTAATACTTGTTTGACATTCGTAGAAAGTTGCATGAAGTCTATTAGTAGTAGGTCTTTTGATATAAAGAATGCTATTGAATGGACTAAGTTCACACAAGGCGCTTATTAATGATTAAAGTTACTAAGAAGGACGATGTCCACATATTAGTGGACACAGATGAAAGTATATCTCAGGAAATATGTGATTACTTTACATTTGAAATACCTGGCGCTAAGTTTATGCCTTTGTATAGGAAAAGATTGTGGGACGGCAAAGCAAGACTATTTAATATATACAAAAAAGAATTATATGTAGGCCTATTACCCTACTTAAAAATATTTGCTGAAACATTAGAGTATGATATTGAAGTTGACATGCCTAATATTGGCGAAGAGATAGACATTGAACGATTCACTAATGAACTGAGGTTACAAGCTAATGGAAAAGACATCGAAATCCGAGACTATCAGAAAGAAGCAGTTACACAGGCAATTACTACTGGACGAACTTTACTCTTATCTCCTACTGCTAGTGGGAAGTCTCTCATTATATATTCTCTTATTCGTTATCACCAAATAAAGGGAAGAAAGCAGTTAATAATTGTTCCTACTACATCATTGGTAGAACAAATGTATGGAGACTTTGCGGACTACTCAACTAAAAATGGTTGGAAGGTACAAGAAAATTGTCATAGAATATATGGTGGTAAGGAAAAGACAAATGAATATCCTATAACAATAAGTACATGGCAATCTATATACAAGTATCCTAAGAAATGGTTTGAACAGTTTGATGTCGTGTATGGCGACGAGGCACACTTGTTCAAGGCAAAGTCGTTGACTACACTAATGAACAAACTTACAAACACACCCTATAGAGTAGGAACTACAGGTACATTAGACGGCACAAAGACACATAGATTAGTACTAGAAGGCGTGTTTGGACAAGTCCATAAGGTAACAACTACAAAGAAACTTATGGACACCAAACAACTTGCTAATCTTAAAATTATATGTTGCACACTTAATTATAAAGATGTTATACGAAAAGAAATGAAAGGCAAGAACTATCAAGAAGAAATAGATTGGTTAGTTACAAATCCAGATCGTAATGAAATAATAAAAAACTTAACTATTGCACAAGAAGGTAACACACTTGTCTTATTTCAATTTGTAGAAAAACATGGAACAGTATTACATGAAATGATTAGCAATAGTGTTAAGAAAGGTAGAAAAGTATTCTTTGTATATGGTGGCACAGAAACAGAACAAAGAGAACAAGTTAGAGCTATAACAGAAAAAGAAAATGATGTAATTATTATAGCTTCATATGGAACATTTTCTACTGGTATAAATATAAGGAACCTTCATAATATTGTTTTCGCCTCTCCTAGTAAGAGTAGAATTAGAAACTTACAAAGTATAGGTAGAGGTCTTAGAAAAGGAGATAAGAAGGTAGTATGTAACTTGTTTGATATTGGAGACGATTTATCATGGAAGTCTCACAAGAATTACACACTTAACCATTTAATAGAGAGGGTAAAGTTATATAACGAAGAAGGCTTCGATTATAAACTTGTAAAGATAGATGTCGAATAACATAAGCATATTAAAATTAAGAGATGGAGCTACAATAGTAGCAAAAGTAACCTACGAAGGAGACAAATATTTGGTTGAGCATCCAATTGAAATGGTAGCTCAAGCATCAATACTAAAACAAGGACTAGGAGAGGCAATCAATCTTAAACCTTGGATTGCTATTGCAGAAGAAGATGTTTTCACAATAGAAAGAGAGAACGTTATTACAGTAGCAACACTAGAAGAGAAATTTGTTTCAGGTTATCATAACATGGTAGAAGCAATATATTTTCAAGACCCTTTATGGGGAGGAGACTTTATGACAGAAGGTCAACAACCTGAAGGCAATGAAGATATAGACATTGATACCTTAACAGATTTAGCGGAGGCAGTTCTAAAGAACAAAATACATTAATGAAAGAATTAGGAATGGTTATATTAGGTTGTTTAGTGTTTACAGGATTCTTTGCAGGTGTTGTATATCCTGATTTAGAATACAAAGGATATCCTAGCACACATAATTGCACAGGCGAGTGCTATGAGGAATATGTAAGAGTAAACGGAACAACTGTAGAAATTGAACAAAAGAAAAAAGCTATAGCAGAGGGTGACCCTTTCAGTAGCATTAGAGGCTTATACGCAGGTTGCGCTGCCTGTCATGGTAGAAACGGAGAAGGTAGTGGAATGTTTCCACAGTTAGCAGGTAATACTGCAGACTATATTAGTGGACAATTAATTAAGTATAAGAACAGAGAACAAATTGGAATGAACAGTTCCATGATGTGGGGACAAGCAGGCAACTTGTCTGATAAGGAAATTGAATTACTAGGGGAATACATAGAAGCAGGTTTCCCAGCTAAATAGGAGTATATTATGGCTAAAAGACGTGACCCTAACTCGGCTCACTACATTGACAACAAAGAATTCTTAGCAAAGATTTCAGAGTTTCGTGAGAAGAGAATTGAGGCAGAAGAATGTGGAGACCCAAGACCACAAGTAACAAATTATTTGGGAGAGTGTTTTGTTAAGATAGCAAATCACTTGGCATATAAATCCAACTTTGTAAACTATACATTTAGAGATGAAATGATTCTAGATGGGATAGAAAATTGTCTAACATATATGGACAACTTTGACCCAGCTAAATCTAAAAATCCTTTTGCATACTTTACACAAATTACATACTATGCTTTCATTAGGCGTATCCAGAAAGAGAAACGTCATATGGAAACAAAATTTAAGTATATCAAGTCATTGGATATAGAACAAATATTAGAGGCAAGTGCAGACGGCACAGAAGGTTCTAATGAATATATCAATTACATGAGAGGTATAATTGAACAAGCCGAGGCAGACAATGCAGCAGCAGATAAAGCTAATGAAGGCAAAAAGGTTCACAAAAGACGTCCTAAATATTTGGACGAAAAAATTAAGGCAGAAGAAGAAGCGAAAAAAGGTAAAACAGCTTCTTGATTCTAGGTTCAGGATTCATATATAATATCATACTATGGGAAAGTTAAGATATAGCGAAGTATTTTATAGTGTCCAAGGCGAAGGCAGATGGGTTGGTGTTCCAAGCATCTTCCTAAGAGTTTTTGGATGTAACTTTGAGTGTGCAGGCTTTGGACAGGAACGAGGCAATCTTATTCCTACTGAAGAAATGCCTTATATGAAAGATCCTCGAGCAGATAAAAACTCTGAGATAGCATATAAGAGTATTGACGAACTTCCTGTTACTCCTATTGGTTGTGATTCCTCAGCATCTTGGAGTATGAAATATAAACATCTACAACTAACAGAAACAATAGAACAAGTCCAAGAAAGAATAGAAGCTCTATTACCTAATGGTAGGTATGATGAAAGAGAGGACATACATTTAGTTATTACAGGTGGAGAACCTTTACTAGGTTGGCAAAGAGTATGGCCTGAACTGTTAGAACTAGGTAGAAAAATAGGCTTGAAGAATGTTACATTTGAAACTAATGGAACACAAAACTTACAACAACAATTTATGGACTATCTCAATGGAGATGGTAAAGATTTACATATCACATGGAGCACATCTCCTAAGTTAAGTATATCAGGAGAAGACATGTTTGATGCTCTTGTTCCTGATTGCTTACTTGATATGAATAAGGTAGAAAACAGTTATCTATATAACAAATTTGTCGTTAGAGATATAGATGACTTCAACGAGGTAGATACTTTTGTTAATGAGTATAAGGATGCCGGTGTAGAATTAGACGCTGTCTATTGTATGCCTGAAGGCGCTACTCTAGAACAACAGACTCTGACGGCAAAAGGTGTTGCTGAGGCATGTATGCAGACAGGATATAAGTTTAGTCCTAGGTTGCATATAGATTTGTTTGGTAATGCCTGGGGAACGTAAATATGAAATGGTGGGAAACTTTATGGAAACAAGATGTCGATAAAGACACTTGGACTGACCCAGACCCAGATGATTTGACAGTAGATAATGCTTACAAAACTAGATGGATTTGGTATCATACTATACTAGCAGGTGAATTATTTTTGGTAGTTATTATACAACTTTGTATTTTACTATTATTGGCAATAAAACTTTAATGGTAAAATTAGTTGAACTAGATAATGGAGAGCTTGTGTACGGAGAAAGAGAAGAAGTGAAAGAGTATTGTAAACAAAATAATATAGGTGTAAAACATTGGTTAAACTATG